AGGGAACCCGACCCCAATCCGCTCTGTATCTTTGGGGGGCAACCAGCCTGAACTAGCGGTGATTGGTCATGACCAGCCGCGATTGGAAACGCCTGTGTCGGATTACGCCGGGTCATTCGCTAGCGAGCTGGGGGGCTGGGCGAAACGGGTGTTGGGCATAACGCTTATGCCGTGGCAGCTGCATACGTTGACGGCTCAGCTGGCCTATGACAAAAACCTAGACCTGTTGCACCGTACGGCGCTTACGTCGACTGCCCGCCAAAATGGTAAAACCGTAGCGCTGATGTCATTGGTTGGTTTTTGGTTGTGTGAAATGCCTAAAATACGGGGCGAGAAACAGCTTGTGCTATCTACGGCCCACAGGCTTGACCTAGCGGTAATGCTGTTTGATGAGTTAGCCCCAATACTTGAAAGCCATTACAACGCAAAGCTGATGAAAGCGTATGGGCGCAACATGGCTACCATGCCTGACGGGTCGCGGTGGATTGTGCGAGCTGCCGGGCCGTCAGGCGGACACGGCATTAGCCCCAACCTGATTGTTGCCGACGAAATCTGGGACATCAGCAGCGAAGTAATTGACGGCGGTTTAATCCCGTCGCAACGCGCCAAACGCAACCCGCTGTTATCTATGTGGTCAACCGCAGGTACTGAGCGAAGCCGGGCGCTATTGAAATGGCGCGAACAGGGCATGCGGGCAATAGACGAAAACAAACCCAGCCCGTTTTACTTTGCTGAATGGTCACCACCGCCAGACCTAGACCCCATGACCCCTGAAGCTTGGGGCTGGGGCAACCCCGCATTAGGCACAACTCTGACCCCAGCCGTCATCATGGGCGAAAGCCAAAACCCAGACCGCGCCCAATTCTTGCGTGCGTCAGTCAACGTATGGGTAGCTAGTGACCAAGGTTGGCTACAGCCCGGCACATGGCCCGCGCTCGAATACCACGAACCACTACCCGCAGGTGGCGTAATTGCCATTGAAAACAGCGTTGACGAGAGCCGCTATTTCGGTTTGCGAGCTGTGCCGCTACCTGACGGGCGCACCTGCCTAACCGTCGCGTTTGTCTGCAATACCTATGCCGACATGCTGCAAGCCGCCAAACCGTACCTACAAAACCCGCAATGCACGTTTGCCGTGACCCCGTCAATTGACCTGCATTGGCCTACAGAGTATGAGCGCCGCAAACAGGTGGTGGGCTATGGCGAAATGGTCAAGTGGACAGACCCCGTACGCCAACTAATCAGGCAAGGCATGGTGTTGCATGACGGGTCAACCATGTTGGCTGAACACATGCAACGGGCAGTAGCCGTAAGGTCACAAAACAGCATTGCGCTTAGCTCGCAACGCTCGCCCGGTCCAATTGAGCTAGCCCGCTGTGCAGTATGGGCAACCGCGTTAGCTAGCAAACCTAAAGCCAGCGGCAAACCATTTTTAGTGATAGCGGGTTAACTAGGATTTGACCCGGTGGCATGGGGGTTTAACTCCCATTCTGTCGGGTGCAGCCAATCCCCATGCCACTACTCCCAAACAGATTTGCGCCATACTTAACGCATGGGTTTATTCAATCGCACTACCAAAGCCGCCATTAGTCCCGCGCCAGCAAAAGCCGCGGCAGCAGGCGCATTTGGTGGCGGCTACTCCCCGAACAGCGCCGGGCTAGGCGCACAAATGATTGGGCAGTACTACACCTACCAAGAGGGAGATGCACGCAATCGAGCAGTCAGCGTGCCGACAATTAACCGCGCACGTGACCTGATGGCAAGCGTTATCGGTTGCATGCCGTTAAAGATGTACAACGAAATTTGGAACGGTGACGAAATGCAAAAAATGCCGCTCGCACCGCGCACGTGGCTACGCCGCCCCGACCCAAGCGTGCCGTATCAATTTATTATGGCGTGGACTTTTGACGATTTGCTATTTTTTGGGCGCGCGTTTTGGTACATAACCAGCCGCACCGCTGACGGTTACCCAGCCAGTTTTACCCGCCTGCCTGCCGGGTCGATTACTACTACCGACATGACCGGGCCTGTTTGGTTTGCACCGTCGCAGCAAGTGTTTTTTAACGGTGGACAGCTTGACCCTAAAGATTTGGTGCAATTCTTAAGCCCAGCGCAAGGTTTGATTTATGCTGCACCGGGCGCAGTAGAAACGTCGCTCAAGCTTGAAGCGGCACGCAATAGAAATGCCTCGTCAGCGATACCAGCGGGCGTTTTGCGTCAAAAGGGTGGAGAGCCTTTAAGCGCGCAAGAGCTGGCAGATTTGGCAGCGTCATTCAACGCCGCACGCGCAACTAATCAAACCGCGGCACTAAACGAATACTTGGAATACCAAGAAACCGCAACCAGCCCCGACAAAATGCTTTTGATTGAAAGCTCGCAGTATCAGGCGCTCGAAGCTGCACGCCTAGCCAATGTGCCACCGTATTTGGTGGGCGTGTCAACGGGCGCGTATTCGTATCAATCCGCACAACAGGCCCGCGCCGACTTGTGGATTTTTGGCGTAAAGATTTATGCAGAGGCAATTGCTCAAACGTTGTCAATGGATAACGTTTTGCCGCGCGGCACGTACGTTGAATTTGACGCTGACGATTACTTAGAAGAAAATCACATTGCAGACCGTGAAGACGAGCCGCAAGAAAACACCCAAGAACAATTAGCCGAAAGGTAACAAACATGTTGAAACTAGTAGCAGGACAATTTACGGTTGACGCAGCCAAGGGAGAAGAAACGCCGCGGCGCACAATCTCAGGCGTTGCCGTCCCATACAACACGTTTGCCGTAGTCAACGACAATACGGAAGTTATGTTTAAGCCGGGCAGCCTGCCCGTTGACGGTAAAGCCCCACGGCTGTTTATGTACCATGACGCAAGCCAGCCCGTAGGCGTAGTAACTGAGCGGGTCGACACCGACGAAGCCATGCTGTTTACCGCCCGTATTAGCGCAACCAGCCTTGGCAATGACGCGCTAGTAATGGCAGCTGACGGCACAATTGACCAAGTATCTGTAGGGGTAAACCCAACAAAATTCAGCTATGACGAAAAAGACCGCATGATTATTGAAGCTGCCGATTGGGTCGAATTGTCGCTAGTCCCGGTAGGGGCTTTTGGTGACGCTGCCCCAATTACGCAGGTTGCCGCAAGTATCCACCAAACCCCAACACCAATCAGCCATAATGACATTGTGACCGAACAGGAGAAATCACCCATGACCACCGAAACCAGCCCAGCAACCGTTGAGGCCACCATTCCAACCCCAGCGTTGCCAGCACAGCCGAAGCGCAAATTTGATTTGCCAACCGCGGGTGAGTATCTCGCAGCAATGCACATTGGCGGCGAAACATTCCGCAACGTCGCAGCTGCAGCAACCGAATTTATGAAGTCAAAGCAAAGCGCGTTGCAGGCCGCAGCAGGTGACACGCTTACCACCGACACGCCCGGTTTGTTGCCTGTGCCTGTGCTTGGCCCGGTGTTCCAAGACCTGAACTACATTCGCCCTGTTGTCGCAGCGGTTGGCGCACGCGCCATGCCAGACGGCGGAAACCAAAAGACATTTATTCGCCCAACGTGGACTACCCACCCAAGCGTTGCCGCACAGTCACCAAGCGAGCTTTCGCCTGTGTCTGCGACAACCCCGGTGATTGCGTCAAACGTGGTTACCAAAACCACATTGGCGGGCCAAGTCACGTTGTCCGTACAGGACATTGACTTTACGTCACCGGGCGCAATGCAAATCATTTTGCAGGATTTGGTCGGTCAGTACATGCTGAAGTCAGATGACATTGCAGCTGACGCAATCACCAACGGCGCAAGCGCGTCAGGTGGTACGTGGACTGTCACCGCAAATGACCCGTCGACATTGATTGCGGCGCTGTATGACGCAGCCACCGACATTCTGACCGCCACTAACTTTTTGCCAGACCATGTGTTTGTTTCGCCTGACGTGTGGCAAAAGCTTGGCGCACAGCTTGACGCAGACAAGCGCCCAATCTTCCCATACGTGGGCGCAGCAGGCCTCATGGGCGTAAACGGCGTAGGCGCGGCAAACATCACCGTTGCCAACACGTTTAACCCATTCGGCCTGAACCTCGTCGCTGACCGCAATTTCGCGGCAGGCTCGCTGTACGTTGCACGTGGCGCAGCAATTGAGTTTTACGAGCAGGTGCGCGGCGTAATGTCGGTCGAAGTCCCCGGCACGTTGGGCCGCACGTTTAGCTACTACGGCTACGTTGCAACCTTCATTGCCGATAGCGACATGGTCAAGTACATCGTCGTTAACTAACGAAAAGAGGCGCTAATGGCGGTTTACACCGTCACATTTAAGCAGCTGACCAGCAACTACGCGGTGTTGCAAACGCTCACCGCTAATGAGCTAGAGGTTGGGCGCTCGATTATTGTAGCTGGCGTAGGCGTGCCATTCAACGGCACGTTTACCGTGTACGCGCTACCGCAGTACGAATTTATCGGTACTGACAGCGACGGTGACCTACTGTTTAACGTTGACGTAGCCGTACCAAATCAGGTGTTATTTGCCTGCACAGGTACGGACGTTGACCGCACAGCTGCCACAGGCACGTTGACGTTTACGCCAACCTGCACATGGATTACCGCCACCCAAATTGAAGATTGGCTAGGTATCGGCACAGCCACGGCAGCTGACACCACATTTTTGACGCAATGCGCCGCAGCCGTTAACCAAATGGCGTTTAGGCGCAGGGTCGAGGCTGGCTACTTTGACAGCTTGACAACCAGCCCCAGCGCTGACGTAACGCTAGGCACGATTATGTGGGGTGGTGCGCTGTACCGGGCGCGCGGCAGCGTAGATGTTTTTGCGTCATTTAACGAAATGGGAACAGCCCCCACAATTGGGCTATCGCCCATGATTAAACAGCTGTTGGCTATTGACCGCCCACAGGTTGCCTAATGCCCGTTGCCTACACCGACCTATTTAATGAGGCGCTAGACGATTTAGCAGCCTTTTTAGGCACGGTAACGGGCCTGCAGGTGGTAACCGACCCTAGAAACCTTGTGCCGCCCTGTGCAATGATTGGCGCACCCAGCTTTACGGCTTTCAATTACAACATTGTAAAAATGACGTACCCAATACAGATTGTGACGCTTGGGCCGGGCAACTTTGACGCTATGCGCTCGCTACTGCATACCGCGTCACAGGTATTGGGTAAAAACGTTGCTATTACCGCAGGCAGACCGTTGACCCTTGACATTGGCGGCGTTACCGTACCTGCTTATGAGCTGACCGCCGAAATGCAGGCACAAACCGCATGACGTACGTAGTGGTTAGTCGACGTGTCGGCATACCGGGCGAACCGTACACGCCCGCTAGCGAGGCTGACGCACAACGCCTGTTGGCAGGCGGCTTTATAGCTAAGGTTGACGAAGTATCCACCAAAAAGCCCGGCAAGGCACGTAAAGTAAAAGCACAGACCACTAAGGAGAATTCCAATGGCAACTAGCACGTATCTCGCAAACCCAGCCAGCGTTAAGGTAGGGGGTGTTGAATTGGGAGACCAATGCACCGCCGCGGTAATGACGGTTGCGTACGACACGCTCGAGGAGACCACGTTTGGAAGTCTGGCCCGCACCTATGTAAAGGGCTTAGAAACCAATACCTGCACGTTGACGTTGTACAACAGCTACGCAACCAGCGAAACGTACGCAACCCTGTTGGCGCTTGTCGGCACACAAGTAACCGTTGAAATCAAGCCAAGCAACGCTGCTATCAGCGCGACCAACCCGGTTCTGACCCTAACCTCAACCTTCATGCCTAGCTTGCCTGTCGCAAACATGGCATTGGGTGAGCTGTCGACCATTGACATTGAATTTACGGGTGGCACATTCAGCCAAGACGTCACGCCCTGATTTAACCAACAATCATTAGACAGAAAGGCGCGTTATGAAAATCAAACTTGCGGTAACCCTCAAACCGGGTGACACACCAATTGAGGTCACAACAAACCCT